TTTTTACTGAACCACCATCGTAAGCATAAAAACCACCAGACTTACCCATCCAATACATAATACCATCCACATGCACTAATGAGTGTTGTGACATGGCTCCACAGTTTGAACCAACTTGTCTTATTGAAAACGTAAATGGAGGACCAACAAATTGCATAATATAAGCAGAGGTGTCTGTCACAATAAATATATAGTCTTTACCTCGTGCTGCACTTACAATTTTTGAACCACTATCTAATTGAAATGTTCCTGCAGTGTTAGTCGAAACAGGTACATAATCTGTTCTATCTTCTTGATCTGAAAAACGAATAAACATTTTATCTTGTGTGTTAATAGACCCAATCGTTGTTTCTGTGCCTAAATGAATTAGATGTCTATCTGTGTCTGATACAATTGTCATCACACTTGCTGTTGGATTTGTGGTCACAGCAGTTGCTCTTGTGGTTACACCGCTTGTTGGA